GCCCGATGGCCGCGATCCATCATTGCCGGCAACCACATCCTCATCGCCGTCGAGCACCAGCGCCGCCGGCATCTGGTCGTCGGTGATGTCGGTATTGTTGCGATGGACCGAGCGCATGTTCGGCACGGAAGCCACAACCTCGACCAGCCGCGCCAGGATGTTTTCGCGAATGTCAGTCATCGGTGGCTTTCAGCAGGAACCGCACCTCGCCCTGATCCTCGCCGTTCGGACTGCCGCGCAGTTCATAGGAACGCACGATCCAGTCGCCGCCATTGAATGTCAGCGCCGCGTCCTGCCAGTCGTCGCGCGTGATCCCGGCCGCCACCAGTTCCGGGATGCGCGCAAACGCGCCCGGCCCCATGCCGCGCACATCCGCCGATGCACCCGCCGGCAACTGCTTTGGCCTGGTGTCGTCGATCACGGTCAGCGACGCCTCGATCTCGCCCTGGATGAACGTGGCCGGCACACCGATCGCGGCATAGACGGGATCGTAGAGCGCTATGCTGTAGTCGATCGTCATACGTATTGCCGGCGGAACAGGTCGATCGACTCCGCCACCGATTGCGACATGCCATAGGTCGAGTTCAGCGGTTCGGAAAAATACGCAACGCGGGTGTCGCCGTGAGCCAGTTCACGCACAGATGGATCGCGCGACGAATAGGCCCGCCGCTGCCGCACCGACTCGATCACCGCGCTTTGCAGCGTCGCGGGTGCTGCGTCCGGCAGATCATAGCCGCCGGAATACTGCGCCACGATCCGGCCGGACCACAGACCGGAATGCGGCCACAACAGGCCAGATGCCGCGTTGAGATCGTAATCGGCCGGATCGATGTCGGTACCGTCGATCGAAAGCGACACAATCTCGGTCACCGGATATTGCATCAGCACCAGCGGGATCGGCTGCGGCGAGGTGCCGAACGATCGCGCCTGCGGGCACAGCCGGTTGCTGGCATTGAAGGCAAAGGTTTCCTCGACCTCGACCAGCGCCAGGATCCGGTCGCAATATTCCGCGATCTGTTTCGACAGCCGGGTGATGCGCGCCTGCAGCGCCGCGTTCTCGGCAGTCCCCGCGATGCCGAGTTCGAGCTTGAGGTCGTCGAGCGTGATCAGGTCGGTCTCGATGTTGGTCATCGGCTGCAGGACCAGGAAAGAATGACCCCAGGCGCCGCTCATGCCACCGCCTCCTGGTAGTAGCGCTCGATGGCCGGCAGCAGATCGCACGTCAGCCTGGTGCCGTCCGAAAGATGAAACACCACATCGTAATCGACCATCACGGCCTTGACGACCGACACCCCCGGCAGACCTTGCGGCCCCGACATTCCACGCTCGCCCCGCTCGCCTTTTTCACCGCGGTCGCCCGGCTTGCCCTTGACGCCCTTGGCGCCGAGCATCCAGCCATCGCCCGGCAACGGCCCAGGGTCATCCCTGACCGCGCGCCACTCCGAGCCGTTGAAGGCGACCACATCCATTGACCGATAGGCCTCGGATGGGCTGTAGAGCCCACAGGCGCGTCCTGGATAGCCGGACTCTCCGGCATCGCCCTTCTCACCAATCGCGCCACGCTCGCCCTCCGGCCCCGTAGCGCCCCGTTCTCCAGGCACGCCACGATCACCAACCGGTCCAGGCAAACCATGCAATCCGTCGCGTCCGTCGCGGCCAGGTTCTCCCGATTTCCCAGGCTCGCCGGGAGGACCGATCGGCCCAGGTTTGCCGGGAGATCCGGCCGAACCAGTCTCGCCGCGCTCCCCCGTTGGGCCAGGCTGGCGCAATAGTTCGGCCAGCTCGTCGAACCTGGCCTGCAATGCAACGCGCGCGCTGCGTTCCTCAGCCACCAACTCACCGGCAGCGTCAATGATCGCCTGATAGTCAAGCTGCATGACGATCCCTCGCCTGCCTCATTAAACCCAGCGCATATGCCTTCTGCTCGGCCGGATTGGCTGCCGGTGGCTTCGCCTGGTCGGTCGGGGGTGTCGGCGGTGCAGGTTTCGGCGGCTGCGATTGCGGCGCCTCGAACGAGAGCGGCACCATCTGCTGTTGCACGCGAGGTTCGTCACCCTTCTTCGCCGCAGCCAGGCCCATGATCCGACGCGCATCGTTCGGCGCGTGGATGCCGGCTTGCACCGATCGAGCCAAGCCGTCGATCTGATCCTTGAACATCGAGCGCAGCAGCGCGCTGGTGTCGAATTCGGTCCATTCCCTGCCCGCCGGCAACGCCGACAGGCCGATGAAAGCGTCGATCGCCTGCTCGATATGGTTGATGACGAAGCCCAGCCCCGAGGCGAGCCATTCCGCCATCATCGCCTCGGTGGTTTTCTGCGTGGCGGTGTCGTGGATGCCGAGCAGGATCCCCGGTACGCCGAACACCGCGGCGATCTTCTGGTCGGTCAGTTTCTGCTGTTCGACGATCTGCGCATCCTCGGCCGAGATCGAGATCGGCTGGAACTTGAGCCCGTGGGTCAGGATCGGCACGCCGCCGGCGTTCATCCCCTTGGCCTGCTCGTTCCAGCGCGCGCGCAGCGCCTCAACGTCCGGCTGTTTGATCTGCAGGTCGGTGGTCAGCACGCCGGATGGCCGGCTCATGTTGTTGGCGAACGTCGTGGTGGAATTGTACATCGAAGAGTAGGCGGCGACTTCCGGCGCCAGCGCCGACAGCCAGGTCTCGCCGATCAGCGGATTGCGCCTGGTGTCGAGCTTGACATGCAGCACGTCGCGCGCCGGTATCACCAGCGAATTTTCGGCAAGGCTGATCATGTTAACCAGCGGGTTGATGCCGATCTCGTAAAAGATTTCGGAAAATACCTGACCCTCGATCCTGATCTCGCGCACCCGGCAGGAACGCGGATCGGTCCAGTGCAGCGCCTCGACTTCCTGGCGATCGTTGCGCTGCGCGATCCAGTAGGAATTGCCGGTGTAGAGCAGTGAGCGGATCAGGTGCACCAGAAAATCGGACGGTGTCTGGTAGGAGCTCGGCGCCCGCAACAGCCGCGACAGCGCCGATGTGGTCACCGTCTCGGTGCCGCCATTGCTTCCCTCGCGCTTGTGGTAGCCCGGCAATTGCGCGATGGCGCGGATATAGGCCCAGACGCAGGCCTCGACCGTCGAGCACGACGGCGGCGCCAGTGGATCATAGTCCATCTGCCAATAGTTGAGATATTGCCCCCAGTCATTCGGCAGCACGCCACCCGAGACCGTGTAAGGCCCCGGATGGTAGTTACCCTCGCCGGACGGGTTGGCTTTCTGGCGCGGAGTAATCATCCGCGCCAGCGATTGCATGATCGAGGCCATCAATCAGGACTTGGGCACGTCGCGTGTCTTGTAGTCGGCACCCTCGTCGGGCTTCATGGCCCGCCGTTTTGTAATCCCGCCTTCCGGTGGCGGCGGCGGTTCTTCGTTGAGCGCATCCTGTTGCGCCTGCGCCCAGGCATGCGCCGAATCGAGCGCGGTCTGGCGCTCGGCGTCGTCGAGCGGCGGATGTTCGTGCTCAGGGTCGTACAGCACGGCCGGGTCGACCGCCCAATGGTTGTTGATGGCGGAGTCGGCATCGGCCGCCGTCATCGTCAGGCGGTTGTCGCGGTAAGGCCCGCACAACACCATCACCTGTTTGGTTTCGTCTGCCATTGTCAGCTCCTACCAGGCCGTAATGCCGGAAATGAACTGCACCATGCTGGTGCGGCGCATCGCCCAGGTGACGTACATCGACATCCGGACCGCAACCGCGTCGGTCTGGAACAGCGACCGCATCGGGACTGCGAGGACGCCGGACCCTTGCGTGCCGGTGCCGAGCGCCAGCGGCGTGGTGTCCTCCTCATGCAGCGTGGCATCGGTAGACACCGCAAACCGCGGGCTATCGCCGGTGGCGGTGGCAAAGTCGGCTGCATCGACCGCAATCACCGTGCCGGCGGGGCAGGATTGCGAGACGATGAACCGGGCCTGGAACTTGGCGGATGCCTCGGCCTGGCTGGCGAACAGGAAATCGCCGGTCGTGGTCTGCGCAAAGCCAAGACTGAGTGCCTGCGACGGGTTGAGGATGATGGCAATATCGCGGCCGCCGCCGGCGTTGATGATGGTGCCGATCAGGTTTTTCAGATCCGCCACCATCGCCGACGTTGACGGCGTCAAAACCGACGGCGTCAGTGTCGATAGCCCGTTGAGCAGGCCGGCCGGACGAACGCCGGCGGACGCCGCGACGTTGTCGATCAGATAGGCATCGAGCGCCATCGAGGTGTCGTCACTCATGGCCTGGCGGATGATCTGCTCGATCGACTGCGCCCCATAATTGGCCATCTCCTCGGTGAAGGTCGAGATCACCGACAGCTTGGTCGGCGACAGCGACACCGTGGTGAAGGACGCCCGCTTGACCGGTTTGGCCGAGCCTTCCCCGGTCCAGGCGCCCGCCAGCGTCTTGCTGGTCGTCCTTACCGGGATCTTGAGCACGCCGTTGTTTCCGAAGGTATAGCGCACGCCCATGTTGGCGAGCGGCAGATAGATGCTTTTGGCGATCAGCCGGTCGAGGAACGGCGTGACATCGGTCTGGATCAGTTCCGCCGCCCAGGTCGACACCGTGGTGTTGGCGGGGTTGACCGCGGCGCGCAACACCATGTCGGTGACTTCGGTGTGTTTGCCGCCACCCTTGTACATGTCGCGGAGCGTGCGACCGAGGTCCGGATCGTGCAAGGCCTGCGCCTTGGTCCAGGCCGCGAGTGCCCGGAACTGGTGATCGGAGGCCTCGAGCTTCTTTTGCGGGATCGTCGGCCGCGCCGGATCGCTGGTTTCCCTGGCCTTGACGATCGACGGCGCCATGATCGGCTCGTGCTCGACCGTGCGGGGTGGTTGCGGGGTCTCTGCAACGTTGCCGAACAGGGTCCGCTCGGCCTCCTGGTGACTTTTCAGTTCGGCCCTGGCTTCACCGATCTGCGACGGCAGATCGTCGCGGTAGCGTTTCACCTCGTCCTCGTTCATTTCGGTTTTCGAGGCGAGCTCTTCGTAATTCGCGAGCAAGGCATTCAGCGTCTGCTGCGCGTTCTGGATCTTGTTTGAAATGGTCTCTTGTCTGGACATGGGTGCGCTCTTTCGCGCTTGAGGTGCGAAGGCAGGCTTGCCGGTTTGATCCGCGAAGCTTCGTGCAGACTCGCCGAAGACTTCCGCGACAATTTCGTCAGAGAGGTTGAGGGATTTTGCGATTGCGATCGCGTTCGGGTTTGCCGGCACAGAGACCAGCGAGCATTCGAGCACCTCGCTTTTCGTGAACCGGAACGGCCCGAATTCCTTGTTGGCTTCTTTCGTCAGTGGCTCGCGCGCCAATGGCTTGAAACCGACAGACACGGTGCGCAGGTGACCGCCGCGCACCAGGCCGCGGATGTATTGTCCTTTCGGCCAATGGGTAAAATCGGCCCAGGCAATACTGCCAACCAGTTGATTGCCGACCTGGCGGATGTTGGTCCAGCTGCCGAGTTGTTCGTCCTTGTTGTGATTGTACAGAACAGGCGGCGGCGTCTTGATCCGGTCGAGCTGCCAGCCCTTCGGGTCGATCACGTCGCCCATGCGGTCGATGGTGTCGTCCGACATGACGAATTCATCCGGCTCGCCGCCCGGAGGCGGCGCCGATTTCACGGCATAACGCATGTGGTTGTCCTCTGGTTCGCTAGCTCTCGATCACGACGCCAAACTGGCAGGCCGCGCTCTGCATTATGGGTGCTGCCGCAGTACCCGAGCGCAACTTGACCGCCTTGCAGCAGCGCATCCGGTCCGGATTGAGCATGACCATGGAATTGACCGAAACATTGAACGCGAGTTCGGTTCCTGGCACGCCGTCATGCAGATCGTAAAAGATCGTGCCGTCCGGCGATCCCTGGATGGTGACCAGCGCCGGCGTCCAGGTTGCCGGCATCACCAGGCCGACGATCGCGGTCGCCCCGGTCAGGTCAACGATGGCGGACATCGTGCCCCGCGCGGCAAAGGCGGCCGGACGTACTGAAATCGTCGTCATGATGTTTTCCCTTAACCGATCAGCGCCGCGATGTCGTATTCCGGCGCCGGCGTCGTTACCTTGAGCGCACCGATCGCCATCAGTGCCGCAACGGCGAGATCGATGCGGCCGTTGCCCCGCCGCTTTTCCGGCTTGCGGTTTTGTTGCGGCGTGCCCGCCGGCCCGCGCACCAGCATGGTGTTGGCAATGCACCAGCGCAGCACCGGATGCGCGCCGTGGCGGATCCTCCCCTCGGTACACTCGACCTCGAATGCCGAGATCGCCGGCGTGTAGCTCTTGTAGCCCTGGATGAACGGCTCGAGCGGCAGCGTCACGCCGGTGCGCTCGCAGGCCTGGCGCAGCGCGTTGCTGTTCCAGGTGTCGAACGCGACCGCCACCAGGTTCATGCCCTCGATCGCGGCGGCGATGTCGCCGACGACATAATCATAGTCGATCGCCAACCCTGGAGTAGACCGCAGCGCGCCACCGTTGATCCATGCCGCATAGGGTGCGGCGTCGCGCATCTCGCGGGTCGCAACCGTGCGCCCCGGCGTCCAGGCCAGCGGCTTCAGGTGCACAATCCCGGCGTTGTCCTCGGCCGCCAGTACCATCGCGGTGAGATCGAGCCGGGCCGACAGATCAAGTCCGGCATAGACCGGACGTCCGTCGCGGAAGATCTTTTCGTCGATCGGATCGTTGCCGAGTGCCCACACGCTCGGCGTCACCAGCAGGTCCGGCGCCGCCGAGATCCGTTGATTGCAGCGCAAATTGCGGAACGCGCTCTCGCTCGACGGCAGCCGCCGCGCCTGGCGCGCTTCTTTCAACAGCGTGCCGGCATCGAGGAAAATACCGAATGCCGGATTGCACGCCCGGATCACGTCCTCGTCGAACACGTCGGCATCGACAGGTGCCGCCGTCAGATCGACCACGATCGAGGGATCGACCCCGGCCAGGCCGTCGTCGATCAGTTGCGACAGCGGATGCTCGTCATCCTCGGCCTGCGTCGACAGCACGATGCCGAGCGCGCGCTTGCGCTTGCCCATGCCCGTCGTCAGCGCGTCGAGCAGCCGGCGATCCCGCGTCTGTGCCAGCTCGTCATACGCCCACCAGGACGGTGCCAGGCCGTGGCCACGTCGCGCATCGGCCGACAGCGCTTCATAGACCGAGCCAATGCCTGGCCCCGAAATCACTTCGATGCAGCGCCGTTGCCCGCCGCGGCGGATGTTCACCACCGCTGCGAATTCCGGAACCCGCTCGATGATCGCCGACATCTCGCCGTGCATCAGACTCGACTGCAGCCGGTTCACCGCGGCCGAATAACACTCGCCGCGTTCTTCGGCTTCCGGCCCCAGCAGATGGCAAAGCGCCAGCCCCGAGACCAGCCCGGTCTTGCCATTGCCGCGCGGTTCAGATCTAACCGCAATGCGGACATCGGTCGCCCCATAGATGCGCTCGATGAACCGCCGTTGATTGGGCAACAGTTGCAGCTTCTTCCCGATCAAGATGCCTTTGGTAATCGGCAGAAATTCGAGAAATGCGATCACCCTTTCGACACGCGACAGCCCCTTGCGTTCCCACGGCAGAGATCGCTTGCGCTTGCCCTTCAGACCGGCAGCAGCCTGGCGTTGCAGTGCAGTGGAATTACCCGTCACGAAAGTTCCATTTCAGAATTTGCTTTCTCTGTCGCTGAAAATCCGAAAAATGCGTGCGGAGGGG